CTCAATCCACGGACGTGACCTCTGGGGCGTGACCCTGACCCTACGCTATGTCTCACGCCGCTGGCCGTCCTGGTACTCCTGGAGCCACGCCCGCGTCGTCAGGTGCACGATGCGCGGCCCCGCCATCGTCGTCACCGTCTTGAGGCGGCCGGACTGCACAGCCCGATACAGGGAGGCTGATTTCTTCAGTCCGGCCAATCTGCTGGCTTCTATAAGGGTGAGATAGTCACTGTCTGGCATCAATCTTCCGCGTCACCTCCATCAGAGGTCTGTCGGGTTACGCCTCCTCACCGACAATCCCCTGTGGATCGTCGCTTGCGTTCTCGTCACCAGGAGGAGAGTCGGCGGCCCCGAGATCGCCCGCGTCCTCAACGGCTTCGTCGTCGCCCGCCGCATCGTCGGTTTCGGTGTTAGTCCTGGGTGGGTCGATATCAACATCAATCATGTGTCCCGCCTTCCTAGCGCTGATTCCGTCATCTACCCACATAGTACACCAACGCAGTTCAGGCGTGCTCCCTGAGCCTTCTCCCCGCGCCTCATGGCGGACGGCAGGACCGCTGCTCAGGAGCGTCGCCTATCCGCGCAACAGCGTGACGATCTCCTCCTCCGTGACGGGCGCCTCGCTTGGCATATGCACCCAGGTATAGGGCGGGACCGACGACCCGGCCCCGATCCGGTGCAGCACCCACTCGTCGAGCGGGGTATCCCCCGCGCGCACCATGCAGCGCGCCTGGCTCGCCACGAAGGTTTGGGCCGGACCATCCCGCTCCAGCACGTCGGTGATGGCCTCGACCATGAACGTGAGGGTCGTCTCGGCGTTCCGCACAATCAGGGTGTGATCGTCACGCTGCACATCAACCGGCTGCCCCTCCGCGACCGTGGCCACCGCTCGCTGGAGCGTGGCAAAGAGCGTAGCAGTCTGGTCCGCGATCAGGTGTTGCGTCTCTTTAACGTATTCCGCGTGAGCATCGCGCGTGCGCGGCACACCTTGTGTTGTCGCCATCCCCTCGTGCAGCGCGCCTACTTTTTGCACGCCTATGTCGTTAGTGCTCATGCGCCTCACTCCCTGGGTAATCGTCTGGCTATGGTGCCATCGTACCGCAAGAGAGGACGTGGCCGATGCATCTACCTTGTACGGTAAACAGGCCATGAGAGTGGAGTCGACGCGGCGGCGTTGCGTTACGCAGATCAACGACCAGGAGAGTCGCCCCAACCCGCGCCGCTAGCAGTGGCCCTCTTGTCCTCCTAACCAGGCAGGTAGCGCGTCTGCTGCGGGATACCAGCCTCGATGCAGGCGGCGCAGTAGTTGTGTCAACGAGGGGGGCTATATCAAAAGCGAACACTGTCACGGGAAAAGACGTTTAATAGTGTTCCTGCCGTATGCGTTCAAGGTGGCCCGCATGGCGTCGCGGCTAGTCTTGGCCTCGCGTCTAATGTCCATCTCGAACGCCTGTCTCTCCTGCTTAGGCATGTTAGCCGGAACATCATCGAGGATGCGTTTGCGTACATCCGCGACGACCGGGTATCGCTGGGCATAGGGGTCGAGGTAGTTCTTGACCAAGTTGTCCTCGTCGATAGTGATGGCGTGTAGGATAGCGGGCTCGAACGCCTTCATTATTGTCGCCGGGCCAATGCGCTCTTCTCCAATCGACACCACGCTAAATTGGAGAAACCCCTTGGTTGCGACGCCCACATAGAGGGCACGCAACCACGACTGATCCAGCCCCAATCCTTCTACGCGTAAAACCCGCGCCTGGATGAGATAGGTAAGGACCAGCGCCAGCGCGAGGCCAACAGTAGCATACATGAACGCGTAGATATACAACGCCCAGCACCGAAAGGGCGGGAGCAAGAGGAAATATGTGTGCCGATACCTCGTTGTTAGAAGCTCAATTGTAGCAAAACCGCCCGATAGCACGAATGCTACAGCGGGCGGTCCAAAAGTCTGAATCAAAGCTCCCATCCAGAGCGTATCGGAACTTTCCTGCGTTAACGACGACTCATCGAACTCGACACGTTCGCGTCATCTGTGAGCATTACCACATACCCGCGCCGCGTGATGACGCCCTCTTCTTCCAAAGCATCAAGATACGGGCGGGTGTCTGTCATACTCATGCCGAGACGCGCGGCAAGGAAATCACCCTCAACTGCACCATATTCACGCAAAAGCTTTACGATCTGCGAGTACATCATATCTCGCCCATCTTTCTAGTTATTCCGAAGGAGCCGAAGGTCACAGATCCAAGCGCCGGTTTCGATCTGTTGCAAAGCTAATTTAAGGAGGGTAGTTAGACGGCATCCATCGAGGCCGTCAACGCGCCATTTCACCTTTATGGGACGCCAGCAACTGTTGCGCGTCGATGAACGACGCGCAACAGTCTAGCAGCTCGATGAAACTCAGCAGGGTCAAGGTAGCACCGAACACCTGAGTCACCAATAGAGCTTTGGTACTACTTTATCACATGTAATAAAGCAGTACCAAAATTGCTAGCCTTCAAGACTAGCTTTATGCCCTATGGGCTACCCGGCCTGATCCCAGTCGTACGCGCTGTCCTCAGCTGCTGCACGCCCTGCGGCTGGCGGCCACCGTCCTGGCGTGGGCTCCTCGGACTCGGGGAGATGTGCGACGGCGGAGACAGCGGGCGCGCGCTTAATGCGCTCGACATTAGTGGCGATGAACCCTTTGCCACGCGGGTCGCGGGTACGCCGATAAGTCACGGTGTCGCCGGGACGCAGCCCGCTAAACGGGACGCCGACTAAATGGGAGGCGTGCATGAAGAGGTGCTCGCCCATGGCCGTGCGGATAAACGCAAAGCCGCGCGCCTTCACGCTGCACATTGTGCCCTGTTCCAGCGCCCCATTGTGGCCGTCAGCCCTCATGCGCACGATCCGTATGAGATGCGTCGCGCGCGCATACTCGGCGTCCGCGAGCAAGCTCGCCCGCTGGTAGATCGTCAACTCCCCGCGCTTGTACCGGCGGTCGACTGCCTGCCGGTACTCCTCGTGATCCCGTTCGATGTTGGCCCAGGTCGCGCCCCACGCGGGGTCGCGCATGGCATCCTCATGCGCGGGCGGGGGAGCATGACGTACCTCAACGGCCAGGCGCGCCTGGCCCGGCGTACTGTCGGTTAACACATACGACACCCAATCGCCCACCTGCACGGGTGGAGCGTCGTCTTGAACCACCCCGGCGCCCGTAAAGCGCGTATCAGGCTGCCGGCGCAGGGGCCGTATCAGCCCCCCACCGCTGTCGCTATCCACTGCAATAACTCGCCCCTCAGGCATCGTCCTCACCTTTCGGTCATGGTATAGCACCGGGCGCATGACGCGCCCCATGATTTAGCGCGCGGCTGTCGCTGGCCGACGTCGCCCGATCGTCTTCTCGACCGGCGCTGTTTGCGCGGGTTCTGTAGCCCACGATGGCGACTCTGGCATCGCATAAGACTCGATGAGGGGGGCCCCCTCGCGCTCCCACACCTCGTCGCTGGCCGCACGCGCCGCGGCGTAGGCTTGCTCCTGGATCTCTTTCAGCCGTGCGTCGGCAAATGTATAGACGTACCGGCGGGCAAGGTCGACCCGGCGCGTTTGCCACTGGCTGTGAAGCTCCCTTTGCCCCTGGTCGTATTGCAGCCCCGTGATGTCTCTTCGCTCACGATAGCGCCGCTTGAGGGCTTCCACACTGGCCGTGTAGATGTCTTTAGCAAGCTCCTCCAAGCGCTGCTGCTGGCGCTGGATCGCGTCCTGACGTGTCCTAATGGCCGTGCGCAGAGCGACCGGAGGCTCGACCAGAACCATGATCTTCCGGGCCTCCCAATCCCGGCGGTGTTTGATGCTGAGGTCTGCATCGCGCGCCTGGTTAATCAGCGTGTTTTGCACCTGCTGGAACGCGGCGTCCGCCATCGTTTGTGGTGAGTTGAAGTTAGTCATGCTATCGTGTCCCCCTTTAGCCGAGGATCTCGTCAATACGGCGATGGGCCTCGCTCAGACGTGCCGCGCGGGTCTCTGCCTGCGGGTCTACAACGGGCACGGCCTGGCGCGGAGCGGTACGCGCGGCAATCGCGGTCTCCAACGTGTCCATGCGTTCACGCATCCCCCACGGGTCGTCTACCGTCGGCTCGGGGTCCCACTCATAGGCTTCGTGCAGGGCAACCGGCTCAGGCTGCGGCGCCGGCACGCGAGGCGGGCGGGGCTGACTACGGCGCACAACGGCGTTGAGGTCGTCCACAAGCGATGTCGCGGTGGGTGGCGTCGTTGGCAGCTCCGGGGCGGATGCACGGGTAGGCGACAGCAGGTCGTCGAGCATGCTGTGGAGTTTGGTCGCCGTCGCCGGCGTGGGTCGATTGGTTGTGGTGCTCATTAGTCTGTCTCCTCTATGGTTATAGTGTGCGGCGGTCGCTCAAGCGCCGAAGTACCGGCGCCATTGGGCAAGCGTCGCTTGGTGGGGGTCCAGGGACGCCTCGCCGGCAATGTGGACGCGGTAGTCTCCCACGATGTCCTCCAAGTAGACAATCTCCGTGGTCTCAATCTCGGGGGCTCCTTGTGTTGCTAGGCCAATCGCCGTCACGAGGTCGTCGTGAGTCCCGACCCGGAAGGCCCCATACTGCTCGTTGGCATCCTCCGACACCTTAATCTCGTAGTTCAGCAATTCCTCCGTCAGAGCGGCCGCCTCGCCCGTCTTGGGCAACAGCAGCCGATTGGTCTGTAAGAGCGATTGAAGGCGGGACACGAGCCACCCTTTGCCCAGCGCCACGCTGCCATCCTCGCGCACGGTCCGCCGGTCGCCATGCGTAAAATAGACCGCGATCGGTTCCACACCCGCGCGCGCGAGCAGGTCGACCACCGGCTGTCCCACCCCTGTCGCATCTACGTAGAGGATGATCTCCGGCAGCGCAACCGTCGCCGTCTGGTAGACGCCACTCACCGGGTCGTATTCCATCTGTGGCCCCTGTGGGTACGCCGCTCGTTTATGGAGATTCGTGACGACGCCGGCGATGCGCTCGGCAACGACGGGGTACGCCGTGCCCAGCGGCAGGCGCTCGGTGCGGCGGATGGTGTAGCGTTCTTCCACGCCACGGCCGTTTGGTGTCGCCTGCCACACCGTTTCGGCCACGGCGATGGCCGTGGGGTCCCGCTTCTGCCCGATGTCCACACCGATGGTTATAGGTCCCATACGTCAATGTCCTCCCTAAAGGCGCGCTCAACGTCTTCACGCCGGAACGCCTGCGTCTCAGCCTCGCTGAACTGACACATGTACTCCTGGTCGTACCACCACTCGCCCATGTTGCGCCGCTCTTCGGCCAGGAACTCCTCCGAGATGCGGGGACACAGCGGCGCCGGCACCTCGTAGCGCTCCCACGGCTCCACGCCACGCCACGCCTCGTAGAACCATCCCCGCGTGCCATGGGGCGTGGACAGGGCCAGCATCCGTCCCCCGCTGACCGCCAGCATGGGCCGGACGCTCATGTACAGGCTCTCCGCGACCCAGGCCGCCTCGTCGATGACAAGGAGGTTGACGCCGCTGTAGCCACGAATGTTCCCATCTTTGCTGCCAGGCAGGCTCACGATGCGGCTACCGTTATCGAGGGTCAGCGTGAGCGCCGTTTCACTCTCGGGCGCCACCGGCCGCCCCAGGTCCCTATAGGTCGTCAGGCACTTCTTGAACAACTCGCCAGACTGCCTGAGCGACGGCGAGAGCAACAGCACGAGGCTCCCGGCCTCATACAAGGCGGTATGCACCGCCAGGACGCTGGTAATCGTCGACTTCCCCGATTGCCTCGAACAATTTAAGAGCAACCGCGACGATGAGGAGCGCAAGACGTTCGCCTGCCACGGGTCCGGCACAATCCCCACCTGCGCGGCGAGCAACACCGGATCAAGGGCGCGCGCTAGGTCGGACGCGATAGCCGCTGAAACAGCCATCACGCCGCCCCGGTCACAGGACCGGCCTCAAAGGACACCAGGGCGGCCGCCACGGCCCGCCGCGCCTCGGGATGGGGCGCAAGGGCCATAAGTAGCGCGGCGCGTACCTGCAACCACTCAGGGGCCATGAGGACGTTGACCTGTGGCCGCTCATCAAGCTGGCCCAGCAGCTTCGCCAGGAGTTGCGTCTGCCCGGTAAGCTGCTGGGCCGTCTTTAGCACCAACTCACGCGGATCGGCGTACTTGGTGTCCCAGCGCTCTAGGGCCACGCCAGAGTCCTCCACGCGGGCCAGGAGCCGGTCGAGTGACTCCTTGCGGCGCTGGGGCCTGCCGTCGTCCCCTGGCTGTTCGTAGGTCACGAGGATGTCTCCGGCGCGTGGACCGATGTCGTAGCGCGCGGGATCGTCGGCGTCCCTGAGCCAACGGTCGCAGGCGTCGAAGAGCAGGTTGACGCGCTGGAAGCAACGCTGCAACTCCTCCATCACGTCAAGGGCGTGCGCCCCGTCGGCGGCTTGGCGCGCTTCGGTGAGCGTTTTAGGCAGATGCGCCGCTTTATGGCGCTCTACCGCATCCGGTGAAACGCGGTATAACGCGGCAACTTCTCGGCACGCTGTCCCACCCACCAGCGCCCGGTCAATGGCCTCGCGCTCTGGACGCGTGCAGATGGTACAGACGCGGGGCATGGTTCCTCCTATTCGTGGGACGCCACCAGGGCACCCTCACACGCCTCGACGACCTCGGTTGACAGCGCCATCAGGTCTTTGGTTAACCCTAACAAGCGTATGAGCGCGGTCGAGATATCGCCCGGACTAGGTGGGTTGTCGTTGAACGCGGCATCGGCCAAGCTCCTGCCAATCGCCTGAGCTGCGCGCCCTTTCGTCTGGAGGTGTGCATTCCTCTCCCGTGCGTGGGCGAGGATCTCGCGGGGCGTCTGCTGTGTCGTGTCTGCCATGCTCATATCACTCTCCGTAGGCGTCGGGGCCGGGACCATTCGGCGACCATCTGGCCGTACCGTCGGGGCCTCGTGTCTCCCGGCCCCGTTGGGTGCTCTCATCGAGCAACACTGTCGTTGGCGCATAAGGCCGTGGTGGAATGGACGGCCAGTGCAGAAGGGCTAGGTCACGCGGCGTCAGGGCCGCTTTCGCCTTCGTCGCAGCCAAGCGCGCCCTGGCCCCCTCGCTATCGACTGTAGGCGTCGGTGTCTTTTTTGCCATGGCTATGCCCTCTGCCGCTGGGTCGTCGCGGCCGCTGTGTTCCGACGCACAATCGCGGGCGGCAAAGCGTCCTCTTCATCGTTGATGTCGCCAACGCGCTCGATGCGGTAGAACGGGTGAGCCAGCACGTAGTCCACGTCGTCCTCGTGGACAAGTGTGGACTTTCCGAGCGAGAAGTGGTAGTGGATGCCACTGAGGATCAGCCGCTCCGCGAGCGGCACGTAGGGCTCCGGCTCACGATTGCGGAGCGCGGCAGCGGCGGCCCACGCCGCGCGCTGGCTATCTTCGTCCAGGCCAGGAATAACGGCCTGCATGTCAGCGACTTTATCGGCGTTCTCCTCGTCCGGCACTTGCACGTCGATCTCTTGCGCGACCAGGGGGCCGCGTGTGCGACTGCCACGGTAGACAAGCGCCTGTTCTTCCGGCTCACGCCGCCGGCGCGATGAGACCGTACGCCGGCCTACGTCCGGGTCCGCCAAGTGCGCCAGATCGCGGTCGAGCTTGGTCTCGGCCTGGAGCGTGTCGCCCTTGGCAAGGGCGCGTTGCTCGGCCGCGAATCGCGCTTCATCGGCGCGTGAGAGGGGTGTGGGCAGCGCGTCGACCACGCTGTTTCGCGGAACACGCGTGACCGCTGCCTTAGCGCTAGCGGCGCTTGCACGTTCGCTGCGGCTGGGCTTCGTGGGTGTGGTTTGTCGTCTAGCCATAGTCGGTGACTCCTTTGATGCGTGATCCGTCGGCAACACAAGGCCGGCGCTTTTTAACTGGCAGCGTATCTTGGCGTAGGCGCGATGGTCGCCTGGGGTACCGCTTACAACAATTAGGGGCGATCCCCTCGACGGCGGCGTCAGCATGAAGTGGCCTGATTTGCGCCTCTCGGCGCCCCAACCTTGCTGACGGGCCTCGGCGATTAGCCGGGTGATGTCGTCCATGTCCCGTGTCCTTTCGTGTGCGAGCGAGATAGAGGATGGTGACGTTGAGGAGGAGGCCGCTCTTTGATGTGCCCTCGTGGACATCGCGTGCGTCGATGGACATAGACGCCCTTTCCCTGCTACAGATGAATGTGACTCATATCCAAGGCGCGATTGAAGGGTGGGCCAGCATCGCTATGGAAGCCAGCAATGGCAATAGGGCCAACACCAAGCGTGGGACTATTGCCACCAAAGCTGACGCCTGGCCTAAGCAGGAAGGCGATGTGGCTGAATCCGCGTTGTGATTGCCCCGCCTCGAAACAGAAGATTAAATCACCGGGTTGGGCATCGTCTACGCTAGGTCGCTCGACGGCGCCGTGCGCCAGGAAGTAGTAGAACTCCCCATCGGGGCCGCCATTCACCCCCTTATCGCCGTTTTCGCCGTCGTTCGACCAATTGTTTTGCGTGACAAGCGGAAAGCCAACGG